TTTTATGGATGGACAAAGGAAGATGGAATATCACATCGTCAGGGACAGTTGATACTAGCTATGAGATTGTAGGGAATAAATTTGAAAACCCATCATTATTAACCTCCACTAAAGACTAGGAGAACAAATATGAAACTTAAAACAATACATTTAGAGGATTCAACAATAGTGTTAAGAGATTTCTCTGACATGGTTGAGATTGAATGGCGATACTATGAAACTCAAGAAGATGGTACTAAATGGGAAGGTGGGATGTCAAAGTTTTCTATTCCAAAGAAAGAATTAAAAGCATTTCTTATAACTTAAGGCTAGGATAGGGAAACAAAATATATGTCACAAAATGTTTACATGAGCGTAGAGCATTTACAACCAGCTATCCCTAAGTTTGTTTGGGATTTAGGAGCATTGATAGATAAGCAGATAAAAGACGCTTTAGTAGAGCAGAATAATAGGCTACACAATCTAGTTTGTAAGAGGTGCAAAAAGCGATTTAAGAAGTTAAAACCCTAACCATCTAAAAGAGATATGATTACAGCAAGAGACAAAGATTACGAAGTTATACGAGATGCTAACATGCCAAAACAAGATATGGAAAAAATAGAAGAAGAAGTACGTTCAGTCGTAAACTCCATAGTAGGAGCCAGAGATGTTGGTGATGTGGAAGATGGAACTCAACAACTTCTTTCTCTCATAAAGGAAGAACGGAGAAAAGTTATTGAGGAAATTGAACGTAAAATGTACAACAACCAAAAGACAACTGGATTTTTTCCAGAGGGAGAGATGGTTATATCCGCCCATGACTGGAACGAGTTAAAAACTAAGTTAGCTAAGGCATCTAAATTATGAAATACCCAAAGATTCTAAATATAAAGTACTTCAATAGCAAAGAGGAGCAAATATGCCTATGCTGTAAAGGGTTGGTCAAAATAAGAAACCCTAAAGGCTATTGCGACCATCTAAAATATCCTGAGTATTGTAATGGAAAGTGTAAGCCTCCTATGAAGAAAGAGGAGATAGATGAAAGTTGTGATGCCTGTGTTACTGGACACTCTAAAAGCTATAAGAAAGGAAACCAATGTACTTTCTGCGATGAGTTCCCCAAGTCTGTGAAGAAACATAAGGGAGAATGTAAGTGTATTTGTCATACTTCAGGCTCTCCTCACTACAGCACAGAAAAATGCTGTCCTTTTGGTATAAAATATGGGTACGAACCCCCCAAAGTTGAGAATAAAGAATGTGAGCATGGATATAGTTTTTTACATTGTGGTCATTCCCCTGTAAGGATAAGTGAGTTAGAGGTTCCGCCAGATGAGTTCTTTAATGACGCACCTGCTACCATGCGACTTATGGGAGGAATAGCCAAGAAGTTAAACGAAGTTATTAGAGTTGTCAATGCCCTCCGTGAAGGAATATGAAACAAAACATCCATCTAGTAATCGCAATTCTTCTAACCAACGTCATCATTATAGGTTTTGCCTACGTCTTCATTCAGGCAGCCATGGTTCAAATGATGGTTACTAAACCGTTTATGAACAGTCTAGTTTGCCAAGCCAACCCCTATCAATGCTGGTTACGCAGACACCCATTAAAAGTTATCAATCTCAGGTACGACATCCCTAATCGGATTGACCAACCATGAGAAAGAAATGGTTTTTCTACGGAATGATAGGTGGGTTTCTTTTAGGACCAGCGGTTGCAGAGCTGTTTTTCATGTTACTAAACATACTAACAAAAGGGGGTGAATACATTTGAAATTTATAGATGAAAACGGACAACTAATCCCAGGAGCAGTTGTAAGAGCCGTACTCACCACAATCGTTGTAGTGTTGGTTCTTTTCAATCTACCTTTCACTATAGTTGGGGCAGGTCACGTTGGGGTAATCACACAGTTTGGAAGAGTCGCCAGAGTGCTAAACCCAGGGCTTAGCTTTAAGATTCCATTTGTGGAGCAGGTAGAGATAATGGAAACCAGAACTCAAAAGGAACAAGTAGATGCTCAGGCTGCCTCCAAGGACTTACAGGAGGTTAAGTCAACAGTAGCGTTAAACTTTCACTTAAGAGGAGCCAACGCAGTAGATGTTTTCCAAAACATTGGAACTGAGTACAAGGAGAGAATTATTGCTCCTGCCGTACAAGAGGCTTTCAAGGCCACAACAGCCAAGTTTACGGCCTCTGATTTGATAAGTAGAAGAGAACAGGTTAAGGTTCTAGCCTACACAGAGCTTAGACAAAGACTCGAAAAATACAATATCGTAGTTGATGATTTTAATATCGTGAACTTTGATTTTTCTGCCGAGTTTAATCAGGCTATTGAGCAAAAGACAGTCGCCCAGCAAAACAAGGAGCGAGCTGATACTGAGAAGGCAACTGCTTTAATTCAAGCAGAAGGCCAAGCTCAAGCGCAGGCTAAATTAAAAGAGAGTGGTTCTTTAAGTCCTGAGTATCTGCAATTTCTTGCAGTACAAAAGTGGGACGGGAGATTGCCAAATGCTACAAACGGAGTTCCGTTTATAAGCATCCCAACAAGGTAGTTCCTTGCTCTTTGCTCCTTGCGGGGCAGAGAGGAAGCAATTATGAAAGAAAAGATAGAGTTAAAGAAGTTTATGGACGAGATTTATAAAGTCCTAGTATCAAGGGATAAAGCCTCTAAGGCAGATTTTGTTGCCAAATTAGAGAGAATAATTGAAAAATTTAAATAAAGCATGAAATGCGTAAGTTGTAAAAGGAGGGAGAGGTCATCTGATAGAGGTAAGTATTGCTATGTCTGCAAGGACTTGATTCGCACTAAAAGAAGTAGAGAGCAACATCTTAAACGTAAAGCAAAATGAAAACCTTTAACCAAATAACAAGCTTTGTCTTAGGACTGATTTTGGTTGTAACTTTTATTTGGGTTCTTTCACACAGGATTCCAGACGTGCAGACCCCCTCACAAAGACCCTGTGAAGATTTCAAGGATGACCGTATAGACAGTGTGCCAGCTCGCTGTTTTAAGTATTTCAAGGACTAATAATATGTACAATCTTGACAAATGGGACTATTTTATAATCGCTGTTTGGGCGACTATTTGTATTCTCTGGGTGTGGTTTGTGTATTGAGCCAAGATATTTGACTTGCTTGTTTGTATACAGTACGATATAGTAAGATATGGACGATGTACTTGGAGACAATCAGTTTCCTTCCTTCACCGACATTGACCTAGACAAAAAAATCCCTGTTCCTTCATTGGACTTTTTAAGAAAAGAAAATAAAGCCGAGCAGACTGGTAATCGCAGTGGAAAGCTTGTCAAATACGAGAAAGAGTATGATGCCTTCTGTCGATGGATATCTCTCCCCTCAGAGGAGAGAGACCCCAAAACAGAATCCGCTTTTGAGAAGAAGTGGAAACTTCCCTCCAGAACTTCAATCTCCTTCAGACAACGAGCCGACTTTAGAAACAAGAGACTTCTTTACTTTTGGGAGTGGATGCTTGATAAGTTGCCTGATGTTTTCTACGCAGTCTACAAGCGTGCTAAAGGTAAGTCCTCAGCTGATGCTCGTATATTTGCCGAGATAATCACTAAGCACATGGACGTTCAAAAGCCGCAAAACCAAATTACAAACATCGTGATTTCAGGAGTCGACCAGAACAAAATCAACGACCTTTTCGTCCCAGCGGACATGAGGGAGGTTGAGGACGTGACCCCTGTCAAAGAATAATAATGGACGGAGAAAGAGTCAACATAGATTTATCGGGAAACCCAAAACAGGCTGAATTTGTCACCAATACCAGTAAGTTCTCCTGCTACTCAGGAGGATTCGGTTCTGGAAAGACGTTTGCAGGCTGTCTTAAAGGGCTTTTATTGTCCCAGTACCCTGGAAACCGAGGGCTTATCGGTCGTTTGACCTACCCAGAGCTTCGAACAACAACCAGAAAGACCTTCTTTGAAATTTGTCCCCCAGAATGGTACGACCCAAAAGGTGGTGGACAGTGGAAACCATCGGAAAATCAGCTCAAATTCATCAATGGCTCGGAGATTTTGTTTGTTCACTTGGACACAGTATCGGAAAAGGAGCTGTTGTCGCTGAACTTAGGCTGGTTTTTCATTGACCAGGCAGAGGAAATCTCAGAAAAGATATTTGACGTTCTAGTTTCTCGTCTAAGGTTGAACAAAGTCCCCAATAGATACGGCTTTTTAGCCTGTAATCCTGAAAGAAGCTCCTGGATTTATGACACCTTCCAAAAGCCAGTCGATGATGGAGCTCCTAAAAAGGATTACTACATCATAAACTCCTCAACAACCGACAATCCCTTCAATCCTGCAGACTATGTGGAGACAATGAAGGGCAGATACCCAGAAACCCTCATCAGAAAGTACATTGAAGGGTCTTGGGAGGCTGTTGAAGGTCGTATTTACCTTGAATTTGATACCAAAACACACGTTGTGAAGCCATTTGACGTGCCAAAAAGCTGGGAAATCATCGTTGGACTAGACCATGGTATGGTAAATCCGACCGCAGCTTTGGTTGCCGCCCTAGATTATGACGGAAATGTCTATATTATTGACGAATACTACCAGCCAGGCATCGTTTCAGACCATGCCAAAGCCATCCACGAGATGACAAGGGGTCTAAATGTATCATTTTGGGTCATCGACCCTTCCACAGAAGCCAAAACAAGAGAGAAAAACGGTATGCCATGGTCAATTCTGCAAGAGTATGAGGACTATGGACTGTTTTTTACCCCTGGAAACAACAGTAAACTCGGTGGAATTAACCGTGTTTCGGAGTTTTTGAAGGTGGATGACAAGCGAATCAACCCAAGAACGGCCCACCGTGGCTCTCCAAAGCTTTTCATCTTCCAAAACTGTGTCAATGTCATCAACGAGTTTCAGGGCTACGAGTGGAAAAAGCTTCGAGGACTAGGGAATAAAAACGAAAGAGAAGTTCCATCAGACTACAAAGACCACGCAATGGATGCCTTACGTTATATAATTATGTCACGATTTGCTAATCCTGAAAGAAATCCAATGGGAGACATGCTTGTTCCAGGTTTTCAGCGTGGTAACCAGAATATAATGGCGCAAGCTTCCCCAGTGCAAAGAGACAACGATGATGAAAGTTTGGGCAATCTAAGCGATAGCCCTCTGTCAACAGACACTTATGACTGAGCCTAAAAAAGTGCCTATCCCACCGATAGAACCCAAGCAACAGCTTTATCAAAGCATTCCCTTCTGGTCGTCCATTCTAATAATCCTAGATAAAAAGATTCAGCAACTTTGCGAAGAGCACGGTTATGGGATAATCGGACTTAAGATTGAGATTGTCAATGGAAAGATAGTCAGAATTGTTTGGAATGACGAAATCTCCGATAAGCATTTTGCAGAGGTGAATGAGAAGAGGCCCAGATAGCGATGCCACTTGACAGACATGTATCTATATGTTCTAATTTGATATAGATAGCCAGAGTTGAAATCAACACGGTCTACGGTTGTGTTTTTTTTGACTTAAGATGGAATATCTAATATTAGCAACAATAATCACTTCCTTTATTCTTCAGGCCCTACTGACTCGTCACTTCATTCAAGAGCTTAGCAAAAAACTTGTGGGCGGTAGAGTTATGCAAACTAAGACAATAGAATCTCCTAATCAAATTGAACAGGTAGATGACGGCTCGGTTGAGTTCTCAGAATCAACTCCTTTAGACCTTCCAAAAGATTTGAAAGTCGAACTTGAGGGGAATGACATGACACCCCCTGAATTTGCTGATATCAAATAACTATGGCAACCAAAGAATATAAAAGAAAACCAAAAGAAGAACCAGAGGAGAAAGAGGTAGAGAAAACTGAGTACGATGAGCTGGCTGAAAGCAAGGCTCAGGTTGTTAAGTGTAAAAGACTTGAACAAGCAGTAACAGATTACAGAAAGAAATTTGATTGGGACTGGATGGTTCGAACTCTTTATGTTCGAGGATATCAGTTTGCCAGATACAATAGAGGAACAGGGACAATAGTCTTTTCCACTCGAACAGGTGTACGAATTCCTGTGAACTTGGTTCATGCCCACTTAAGAGGAGTTCGAAATCAGGTAACTTCGTTTCAGCCTAAATGGGAGGTTCTTCCAAATCTAACTACAGACTCGGCCGAGCAAAATGCCAGATACTCAGGCAAGGTTCTAGACCACGTCTACAAGCAGGCCCAAATCAAAAGAAAAATCAAGGAGATTGTAAACGATGCTCTTATTAAGTCTATCGGTATTTGGAGATTTGACTCCAACAAGAAAAAGGACATTGTCATTTCTGTGGTTGACCCGTTTGACTTTTTTGTAGACCCAAACATCAAAGGTCCTGACCTAAACGACCCAGAGTATGGAGCAGAATATATTATTCTAACTCACCAGCTTCCTCTGGAGGCGGTCATGAAAAATCCTCACTACAAAAACACAGAAGGACTACGAGCCGACAATATGGTGGCTTCAGCTGAGTACAAGAGATTCTTGATGCAAGTAACTAAGCACAGATATGAGACTCAGGTTGAAGACAATAAGACTGTCATTCTAAAAGAGATGTGGTACAGAGAAAGACAGGAGAACGGTGGATTCAAAATCAGAATTATCACCTATGTAGATAGCTCAGACATTCCACTGCGAAACGAGTTGACTGATGAAACCGAATATCCTTTTGAGATTTATCAAGGAGATATTGTAAACGGAGAGCTTTACGGAGAAAGCTGGATTAAACATCTTATCCCAATCAATAGAGTCATCAATGCACTTGAATCTCACATCTTTGAGTACAACCACTTCTTTGCCAAAGGAAGATTTGTCATGGATAAAAACTCAGGAGCTCTTTCAATTTCTCAGCTCGTGCTTCCTTGGTGTAGGCAAGCCATGAGCCAATCTGAACTCGAACCTCATTGTCTGCCCCAATAATAGCCAAAGGTAGCTGTGACTCTCCAAATGTGTACTTTGTCATCTTCTTGGCTTTAGCTTCCTTGGCGATATTTGAACGCTCACCTGCTGCTATGAATCTTTCAGCCTTTCCTCCAAGACCTGTAACTGAAATTAACTTTCCTGTGCTCCATTCTTTCGCAACAATCTTCAAGATTTTTGAACCAGCTCTAGCCAAAAAGTCTTCAAGATTATCAACCAAATCGTTTTGGTTTGTGGCATCCGCCTGTTTCAACTCTGCCACCGCTACACCTGAGCGAATTGTTCCTGGAAGTCGACCAAGTGAGACATCGTGCACTCCAGACAAATCTTCAAAGTATCGTCTCATGTTTTCTAGTTGCTGGAATGGAGTCTGTGGTAGGGGCTGGATTGGAAAAGATGTAATCTCTGCTCCTCTGTTTT